GGGCGAGACGTTCATCGGCCTCACCCGATGCCCTGGTAGAGGAGGCCCGTCGCCACGAGCTCGCGGCGGATGGCGCGCGCCATGTCCGAGTCGTACGCGCCGCCCGCCGCGTTGCCGGTGGCGCCGCCGCGCATCGAGAAGCTACCGATGGTGAAGCCGCCGCCGCTCACGTCGGTGCCGCCGGAGAAGCCGTGCGCGGCGTCCACGTCGCACGCGGCGCACACGGCCTTGCGGTAGGCCGCCGTCTGGAAGTCGTCCTCGGGGACGTTGAAGCCGATGACGTGCCGCACCGCGGCGGTGGCGTGGGGGAGGGCACGCTCGAAGCCCTCCCGGTCCTGCCTGCCGCCCCAGTCCTCGTAGTCGTGGTATGTGACCTCCGGCAGCGCCATGCTAGCCCTTGGCCTTCCCGGCCTTCTTGGCCTTGGGTGCCTCCGGCTCCTTCTTCGGCGCCTCGGGCTTGCTCACTCCAAGCAGCAGCGTCATGTCACGCCTCCCCGTTGCAGGTAAGCCCCGAGAGGTCGTAGACGACGCGGTGCTTGTGGGTCCCGTCGGTGCTCTCGACGACGAGCTTCTGTTTGACCTTGTCGGTCACCTTGAGGACCGCGTCCATGTCGGAGTCGAGCGGCACCATGCCGCTGCCCTCGGACGGACGCAGACCGACGCGGTGACCGGTCGCGCTCTGGTCGGGGACGCTGAAAGCCAGCGCCATGAAGTTGCCGGGACCCCAGTCGGTCGGCAGGGTGCCGGTGCTCACGTACTTGAGCGTGCCGGTGATGGCGTAGTCGTCCACCGCCACGCTGGTCTGCAGGTCGCTCACGGCATGGCCCCAGTAGGGGCCGGCTGCGCTCGCGGCGACCGTCAGGTCGGTGAAGTCCAAACCCACGCTGGTCATCGTCTGGCCTCCTTAGGCGGTCGCGATGTTCGCGTAGATGAGGTCCGCCTTCGTGCCGTAGACGATGAGGTCGTGGAAGAGGCGGTACTGCCACTTGTGCGCGTCCTTGTCCTGGTTGACGTCGGGCGCGAAGTAGCGCAGGCGCTCGTGCTTCTGGATGGCCACGGCCGCGCTCGGGTGCGCGATGATGAAGTTCAGCGCTTTGCCGCCGCTGGACGCCTTGGCGTAGCCGCCGCCTTTCTGGCCCTCGGTGGTGCCGTCGTTGAGGTCGATCTTGCTGTAGAAGCGGTTGGTCGGCACCACGTTGAGACGCATGCCGTCGAAGGTGGCGAAGCGGGTGTCGGGGCTGTTGCCCTCCACGAGGCGCCACGGCTGGGCCTGACGGAGCAGGCTCTTCATGTGCGCGGTGAGGTTGAGCACGAGGCCGCTGGTGTCGTAGCCCATGCTCTCGAAGTGCTCCTCGGCGAGCAGCACGGCCGCAAGAGCACCGTCGGCGGTGGTGATGGCCTCGGTCTCGGTCACGCCGGCGCCCTGGGCGAGCAGCGCGAAGCGGACGGCGTCCACCTCGGGCACCACCTGGGTGCGTGCGAACTCGGCCATGACGTTGGCGGAGACGAGCAGCTCGTGCTCCTCGTCGTCCATGGCGTCGATGGAGAACTCGCGGCCGCGGTCGTATCTCAGCGCGTAGGTGGCCCACGTCAGGGTGGCGTCGCCGGGCGCGAAGCCGTTGGCGCGGTCGTAGTCGCCGAGGCCCTGGGTGACGAGGGTCGGCAGCTTGACCTCGCCGACGCCGGTGAACTCGCCCAGCAGGTCACCGTTGAGGTTGAGGAAGCTGGTCTTCGTCTCCTGCTCGAGGATCTTGTCCAGCCGGGTGGTGAACTTCGTGACGGTCCCGCCCAAAGAGTTGCTCATGTGTTGCTCCTTACTTCTTGAGCCCGAACGCCTTGTCGAGCTTCTCGTCGATGTCCGAGGACGGCCCTGTCGGCTTGCCGCCGGTCGAGCCGGTCTTGCGTTCCTCGCCGAAGAGGTACGGGCACGCCTCCTTGAGCTTGCCCACGTCGCCGGCGTAGTCGTCGAGCAGCGCCTTGGCCGCCTTGACGTTGCGGCAGCCCGCCATCTCGAGGGAGTGCGTGCGCTCGGTGTCGGCCATCTTGGCCTCAAGCGCGGCGAACTTCTGCTCGTACTCCTCGCGCTTGGCCTTGGCCTCCGCCGCCTCGGCCGCCTCGCCCTTGAGCTTGGCTATCTCGGCCTGCAGCGCTGCGACCTCCTTGTCGTGGCGCTCCTTGTTGATGCCGGCCTGCCCGTGCGAGTCCTTGACGCCCTCGTCGCCCTCAGCCTGCTCCGGCTCCGGCTCCTCCGCCTGCTCGTCCGGCTCCTGCGCCTTGACCTCTTCGTCCGCCATGTCCGTCCTCTCTTCCCGGGGTTTGTTTGCGCGGCTCTCTCCGCTTTCGGGTGGGTTTTTCGCGCTATCCCAAGCAGGGGCCACGCTACCCGTGGTGTCGCTCCGGGGTTTTCAGGGCGGAAAAACGGAAAGCCCCCACGTGGGGGGCTTGTGAGCCGATGCTTCTCGACATCCCTAGCGAGTGGGCTTCCTGGCGGTGGCGTCGCCGGCCCATTCCAGCTCGGGGCGGCGCTGCAGGATGGCGGCGTTGTCGGCCACGAGCTCGCGCACCTTCGCCTGCTGGTCGCGCAGCTTGCCCTTGAGGCGCTGCAGCTCCGCGGCCGACGACTCGGTGCCCGTCTCGTCGTGCACCACCTGCATGCCCGCTATCTCGCGCTTGGTCGCGCGGATCCGGCGCTCCATCGCGCGCTGCACCTGGGTGGTGTCGTATATCTCCGTGTTGCCCTCGCCGCTGGGGTGCTCCGGGTCCGGGAAGTAGGTCCTGGGCGTGCCCGGTATCCACGGACCGTGCGAATGCCGGCAGTTAGCGCCGTAGATGCCGTCGGCGACGTCGCCCAGATGGCAGGCGGTCGCGAAGTCCTCGTAGGTCACGCCGTCCACCACCTGCCTGCCGTCCCTGCTGTAGACGCGGCCCTCCCACTCCTGGTGGCTCGGGCGTGCGCCGGTGTGGCTGGTGACCTCGACGAAGCGGATGCCGGCCTCGTCCATGACCTGCTCGGTGCGGCGCATGCCCGCCTGCGCTATCTGCGTCCTCACGTGGCGGCGCACCGCGACGTCGGCCTGGTTGGCCACGGTCTTGCGGCCGGTCACGGGGTCGCCGTACTGGATGACCGTGATGCCCTTGCCGTTGAGGTCGCGCACCGCCTTGTGGAGTGCCTGCTCGGAGGTCATGGTGCCGGCGTTGACGTTGGCGATGGCCTCGGTGCTCGCGGCGATGAAGGCCGCCTGGGCGCCGGCGGTCATGTCGAGGTTGTGGCGTGCGAGTATCTCGCCGATGCCGACGACGGTGGTGGCCATCTGGCGCGTCGTGATGGATGCCAGCTCGATGCCCAGCCCGCGCTTGATGGTCGCGAGGTCGCGGGCGTCGGAGGCCTTGAGCGCACGCTCGACGTCGGCGCGTACCGCGGCGTCGATGTCGTTGGCGCTGTCGTGGAGGATCTTCCTCAGTGCCGGGGCGGCCGACTGCGAGAGGAGCACCATTGCCGTCTGGGCACGCTGCCCGCCGATGTCGCCCTCGACCAGCTTGCGCGTGAGGTGCAGCAGCATGGCCGACTCGATGCGCGAGTACACCGCGGCCACGAGCTCGCCGGCCGCGTCCATCTCCTCGGGCGTCAGCATGGCCGCCGCCCTAGAAGCCCACGAACGGCTCGGGTTCCGGTGCCGCCGGGACGTTCGCGCGTGCCGTCTCCTCGTCCTCGCCGTAGAAGCGCTCGCGGTACTCCCACTTGTCGGCGACGCCCGCGGCTATCTCCGCGAGCAGCTGCGCCTTGTCGGTCGCGGTGTCGGTGATGATGGAGTCGTCGAAGGCGACGGAGACGGCGCCGAAGTCCTCCTCGACGGCCTCGCCGCAGACGGTCCTGGCGCACGCGAGCAGCCCGGAGACGATGCCCTGGATGGCGCCGCGCAGCACGACCTCGTGCTTGTGGATGCTGCGCATCAGCGCGGAGTTGTCGGAGCTGACCTCGGTGGCGGTCCGGATGCCGCCGTGCTTGTCGAGCTTGAAGTAGTCCTGGCCGAAGCCGCACTGGTCGCCCAGCTCCGCGAGGGCCACCTGCAGCGACTCCTTGAGCGGCGCCACGCGAATCTCGGGGCTATAGACCTCGTAGAAGCTCTGGATGCCGTTGCCGTTGACCATGCGGAACACCTGGTCCCCGTCGCCGCGTGGTACGGGCGTCTTGCCGCTCTCCCCGTCCCTCACGTCGATGAGCGCGTCGTCCATGAAGACCATCGCGCCTGTGAGCTTGACCTCCTGGAAGATGGAGTCCCACGCCAAATCGACGGCCTGGACCGCGTCCACCGCGTCGGCGAAGACGCTCTGGCCGTAGGGGCTGCAGTCGGCGCGGACGTTCTCGATGGCGGGCCGCACGATGCCGAAGGTGGGGAAGGCGGAGTAGGTGGGCAGCTCGTCGATGACGCCGAGGGAGGCCGCGTCGATGCGGTGCCCCTCGTTGTCGAACACCTTGGTGCGGATGACGTAGCGCCCGGCGTCGAGCACGTGCTCCTGCAGCTGGTGCACGCGCTTGCCGCCGACGGTCGCCCGCGTCACGAAGGCGCACTCGGTCACACCGTCCACGTCCCACGAGAGCGGTACCGTCATGCGGGCGTCGTACGCCCTGGCCTTGACGGCCGCGCCGTCCTCGCCGACGTCGAACCACAGCGCCCATGCGCCGGTGCCCAGCGCGAAGGCCCTCTCGACGAGGCCCTGGCCGGAGAGCCAGAACTCCGACGAGTCGAGCCACGATTGCAGCCACTCGTTTGCCTTGGGCGCCTCCACGGAGATGCCGGTGTCCTCGTTGAGCAGCAACGAGGCCCACTCGCGGCAGACGCGGCGGGCGGGGTGGAGCGTCCACCTGGGGCGCTTGCGCTTGCGGCCGCCCGTGGTGGTGTAGGGGACCTTGTAGAAGTCGTCCCTGGCGCAGGTGTACCACTCCCACCATTCCTCGATGAGGCCGCTCATCGAGGAGTCGGGGACGTAGCCGTCCTGCTTGAGCTCGCGCCGGACGCACTCGGGGATTGAGAACTGATCGATGCTCGCCATCGTCTGCCTTCCGTTCGGTTACGGGCGTCATTGTCCGCCGTCGGTCGCATCGGCCTCGCGGTAGGCGCTGCGGCTCCTCACCTCGCGCATCATCGCGTAGCGCGTGGCATCGACGAAGTGGTCGTTTCCGTCGGGAATGCTCTCGAGCGCCTCG